TTGCCGTCGGTGTCGGTGATGATGGTGCCCTGCAGTTTGTCGTGAACCGAGGCCCAGAAAACGTCCAGGGCAAGACTGATGGTGGAAATGCCGAGCTGGCGTGATTTAAGCACTTTGAAATCACGTACTCCGGCATCGAGACCCTCCGCTATTTCCTCGAGAAAACGGTACTGTGCGGTGTAGAGCACGTCGAGCAGCGGTACCGGGCGCACCGCGTCGAGCTCCTTCGACGAAATGGTCATGCTCCCGATAAACTCGAGAAAGCACGTCATCCATTGCGGCGACACAATCCCCGGATCAGGCGGCGCCTTCGGCTTTGCTATTCTTCTCGGCATCCAGACACGCTGGGCAGGTGGCCATGATATTGAACCGGTAATTCTCGATGCGCCAGCCGGTCAATACTTGTTGCTCATTGTCATCGCGCGTGATCATCGGCGGCGACTGCACGCCGCAGCGCACGCAGACGGCGAAGCTATAGCGCGCACTCATGCATCCAACCTGATGAACGTCGCCTTGTTCTTGGGGCAGGTATAGACCCGCTCGACATTACCGGTGTTTTTCATCTTGCGCTCGAGCACAAACCAGTGCGGCCGGGTCGTGGCCGGAATGATTGCGGCGGCGGCGAGATCGGCAGAAACAATGACATAGGCCGCGACCTCGCCGACGCGGCGGTCGACGGCAGCGACATTGGACACCATAATGTCAGGATACGGATAATCGACCACGCTGTTGAACTTGATCTCGCGCCGTTTCTTGATCTCGATCAACCGCCGGCGGCCGTTCTTGGTGGCAAACAAATCGCCGCAATCGATGTAATCCGGCGCGCTCGCAGCATCGGGCGCATATCGGATTGGCGGCATCTCGACGTACTCGCCGAGCGCATGCAGCCAATGACCGACGACAAATACTGCGCCAGACGACGAGCGCAAACGGTCAAGAAACATGTCATGCTGCAAGCTCATTTGTGGGCAAAGTGTTTGCACCAGCCGGCGGCCTGGACGATGCCCTCGACCTTGTCGCAGTCGCCGTCGGTGGCATTGATGCGGTGGTAATACCTGCAAAGAATGCAACGCTCGGACGCCCGCATCGCCCGCGGCGTGTACTGCGCGGCAATCTTGGTGTCTTTCATTGCGCCCGCTGCAGCGGCGGGAATGCATCCTTCAGATTGAGCACCCGCTTGGTCTTGCTCATCAGCTTTTCCGCCCAGGTCAGCGCCAGTTCCTCGTCGGGGAGCGGCGCCACATGCAGATTGATCGCCCAGTGCGAGAACACCCCCGCATCGTCGAACACTTTCATCACCTCAAGCCGCGCTGTCGTTTTCACTGCCTTCCCCCGTGTAGTCCGCGGTTCGTTCCGCCAGACCGAGCGGCGCATTGATCCGCCGCGGCCCGTATCTGGCCTGCGGCCGCACCACGTATTTTACCCTGATTCGCCAGGCGGTGAGCGGCGCCGGCCACAGGTAGATCATCGCCCGATAGGAATTGTCGGTCGCGTCGCGGCGCTTGGAAATATAATAATAGACCGGCACCGCGCGCAGATGATTGGCCGGCACCGATGGATTGACCACGCGACCGATCGTGCCGGTCACCTGCGCAAATGTCTTTTCGTCGATCTGGTGCAGCGGAAACTCGCGGCGACGAATGTCGATCAGCGACACGCCGGCAACGTCGTGCCCGATCCTGCCGACATTGATGCGCCAGCGATCGGCATGCAGCGGAAATTCCGCGGTCAATGTGGCCGAATCAAACTCGCCGAACGGCACCGCCTCACGCGGTCGCGTCACCATTGTCCTCATCCTCGTCCGCGACGTAGCCAGTGACACACGGCGGCCGGTCGGGCTCGGGGAGCGGCCGCATCAATCGCCACTGCACCTCGCCCTTGGGATTGACCCATTGCTGATGCACCTGGTCGCCGATCAGCGAGAACATCAGCACCGGGTGAAACTGGTCGGGTTCAGATCTCATAGCCTTCGTCCAAGGCTGCGGCGCGATAGAGCCGGGTCCGCTCCGGGTCCGAGCACTCGAGCACGTCGGCAATATGCCCGACCTGCGCCACCGGCGCCGGCCGCACCCCATTCGAAATCTGATGCAAAAACTGCTTGGTGATCGGATGGCCGCGCCGCGTCATCACCTTGGCCAGCATGGTAATGCCGTACTGGCGCGCCGCCAGAAGCTTGGCGAGCTCGAGCGGAAACTTACTGCGCGGCGGCGATCGGTTCACGCTTCGCTAACCTGCCTTCGTCAGACCGGTCAAGCAATAACATTGGTCAGCGGATTAGTCTACTTGCGCTTGCCGCCCCAGATGAAGCCATCATCAGCGTTGCGATTGTCCAGCGCGAGTTCCCGCGAGTTATCCATCACGTTTTCTCCACACCTCGCCCCACAAGTGGTTCTTCCCCACCATCTCCCAATCCTGCCCGGTTTCCTTCTGAAACCGGCACCAAGCCCGCCGCTGCGCCTCCGGCGCAAAGGCAATGTCGCTCAACGCAATCAGCGAGCCTTTTACGAATCGATCCACACAACAGCACAGAACAAAATAAGAGCTGCTAAAGAGATCGCAATCGAGATTGATAAAACCGATGGCACCACGGTGGGCCTCCAAGAAGCCCTCCAGCGTGTCGGAGAATAACCCGTCGATGAGCGTCACGTTAGGGGGCAGATCGACCGGCCGCTCCGCCGTGCAGTCGGTCTTGGTGAACCCGTCCGCCGAATGCGGCAATCCCTTCCACCAGTCGAAGCCGTAAACCTTGCGTCTAGCCCGCCGCGCAGCGGCAGCAATCCGCTGCAAAGACGCGCCGGCCCGCACCCCGAACTCGAGAATTAATCCCCGCGGCGCCTCGCGCACACAACGATCCCAAGGGTAATCCACACAATAACACTGGCCAATGATGGCGCCGTGCTGCTCCACCACCCACACCCCGCGATCAGTCGCCGGAATCGGATAAAAATACGCATGCACCCAGTCGCGCTCGCCATCCGCCCAGGTCCGGCCCTGGGTCACGTCATTTACGGGCAGCGCTTCCATCCCTCATCCATATCTCACCCGTCGCATGCTCGGCCTCGCAAAACCGCCAGCCGGCATTGTGCCGGTTCCACGCCCGACGCTCGTCCGGCAACCGATACTCCGACCCCGTCACCCACTGGTTGATCTCGTCAAACACAATCACCGACCGGTCAATCCACCGATCGCGCAGACAGTCGAGCACATACATGCAGCTCGTGTACAAATCCGAATCAATGTGGACAAACGCGACCGGACCGGGATTCAGATACAAAAAACTTTCCAACGTGTCGGAAAACAACCCCGGAACCAGCACCACATTGTCCGGCACCTCGGGGACCTCAGCCGCAAACAACCCGCGCGGATCGCTCCAGCCCCAATCGTGCGGCAATCCCTTAAAACTATCAAAGCCATAAACCACCCGCCCCGCCTCGGCCAAAATCCGAATCGACCGACCAGAACTGACCCCAAACTCCAGAACCAAGCCATCCGGCGCATTGCGGAGGTAGCTCAGACAATGCGGCTGCAACGACATGCTTGCATCGTAACCCAAATTAGATCAGTTTACCGACCTGCATGGCCATCAACCCAAATCAAGCAAAATACATCCGCGTTAAACCCAGCGACGAATTCTGGGCCAAGTGGCGCTTGAATAAAGCCGAGATGAAACTCCGCGGCTACCGCGTCACCAAAATCGACGGTCAATGGATCGTCACCACGCCCGAAACCAAAATCGACCCCGCCAAGACAATGATCCGCTGGTCAGAACCTGACCCACCAAAAGCTGTCCAAATCATCCCCAATCCCAACATCACAATCCAAAAATTGCCACCAGGCAAAGCCGAAGGCGCCGACGACCTCCACTACTGGTCAGTCCGACGCAACAAGCAAAACTGCGGGCAAAAAATGCCAATACGGTCGCGGCCCCGTAGACCGCGAGCAACATAGCCAGCCCCCTATGGGCCTCTGGTCCGGCGGAAGAAACCCACGCGCGGCACCGTGCGGAACTCTGGAGCACAAACCGAAGGGCATCGGTGAAAGGGATTGGCCGTAAAGTCCTGATTGGAACGATCAGGGCACGGCCAACCTGGAGTGGGCAACGCTGAGAATTGCGACCCACAGAGTAGAAACCGGATCGCTGCATGGCCAGTGATCCATCTACTCGCGCCGTAAGCGCTACGTAAAGGGACACAGCCCGACCCGGCCCTACCCTGCTAATGCAGGTTGTAGCCAAGCATCATAACAAAATCAATACGATGCTGGCCCGCCGGCCAAGCATCTACCCTCAAGGTCAAGCAAACAGTTGGCGGTTAACTCCTTGGGGCGGAACGAGTTGGGGCACAACTTTTTCCACACCCCGGGCCCAGGGGCCGGTGGGGCCCCACCCCCCTCCCCTCCCTAGCTCAGAGTTGCCGACGCAGGCGTTGCTGTGGGAGTAACAGCAGGTCGAGGCCTCTAAGCCTTTGATATCGCAGTGGTGAGTGTAAACTCATCGCTAGACGGGAAGACTGTGGGAAGACGTCCTCGCTTCCCTCGGACAGCCTCTTCTTCCTTCAGCTCCCGCCGGCCGCGGTCAGGCGCTAACGCGCCTTGCGGCCTGGCGGGGTTGTAGAGCAGTTGCCTGCCGATTAGTGTTCTGGTCTCGCACGTTTGCTTGACGGTGATGCTGCAGCGGTGACGTTATTATGCGGCCAAGTTGTTGATTACCATGCGGTACTACCTCCATCGATGATGAGTGAGGTCCCTGTCATGTACGAGCTTGCGTCGGAGATGAGGAAGGCGATGGCGGGTGCGAGTTCGGATGGTTGCATGGTTCGGCCGATGGGGGTATCGGGTTTTGGCTGGCCGGATTCGATGTGGGCAGGAGCGAGGAGGTTAACTCTGATACCGGCGCTTGCGAGGTGGATGGCGTAGTAGCGGGTGAGCCCGAGCAGGCCGGCTTTCACGGCGCTGTAGGCTGCGGGCTTGAAGGCTGGGGCGTAGCGGTCTGGGTTTGGGGCTTTGTAGGTCAGGTCGCTGCCGATGAGGATGTGGGCGCTGCCGGGTTGCAGTGTGAAGGCCTCCAGCGCGTTGATGGCGCCGGTGAGGCCGATCTGGATATCGTGACCGAAGCCGGCGTGAGCGGGGACTGTGGCGTCCTGGTTGCCGACGGTGGCGTTGATGACGCCGTGGAGGTGTCCGTGTTCGGCGTGGATCTTGCCGTTCCAACGGTAGAGGCTGGCGAGGTCAGTGATATCGCAGTCCGGCAGGTCGAGGCCGATTGCCAGACCGTCTAGGTCTCTTATGGTCGCCATGGCGAGGCGGCCGATGCGGCCGTCGGCGCCGAGGACGACGATGGTGCGGTTGGCGAGGCTGAATTTATCCAGTATTGACATTTGACTAGTGGTCAACTTTATGCTTGACTGTATTATCGATGATGATGGAGGAGCAGATGACCGAAGCAAAGATCACTGTAGTTCTCAACGGCCCCGGCGGCCGCTTGGCCACCGAAGAGATCGAGCGCAACCCGCGCTTGCCGATCGACCACATGCACCAGGACATCCAACGCGCGATTGCCGGCTGGACGCTATCGCCTGGTGACACCATTGAGATCCTTGGCAACGAGGAAGCCTTTAATCTATTCGGCTAATTCAGCACCGACTGCAGGATTTGCGCTTGCCGCTGGGCCTCGTCCCAGCGGTAATGCGTTTTGAGGACCACGAGGTGACGCTGCAGGTTGCGGGCGATGCGGAGTTTGGCGGGTTCGACGGGGATGCTAGCCAACGCCAGTTCGTCGTGCGGGCAGCGCGGCGCAGCGTAGAAGCCATCACCGCCCATCTGGGAGAAAGTTTCAGATAGTTTCAGCCAGTCGCCGGCATAGGGCCAAGCCGCCGAATAAAATGCATTATCCGCGCTATAGCCGTGCGGCTGCAGCGGAGTTTTTAATGTGTTCGCCCATAGCGCGCCGATCGACTGGCGCAGCTCGACCGCGGCCATCACCGTCTTGAGCTTCTCGAGCCCTATTTCGGCTTGGCACTCGGAAAGACGGTAATTAAGGCCAATGCTACTGAAACGGCCATAATCAGGAGAAACTCGAGGAACCTTAGTGGAGCCGCCATCAGCACCCAGATGAGCATAGCCCAGGCCAGCAAAGACACGAGCAGACTTGGCAAGATTCTGATCATTGGTAACAAGCATTCCCCCTTCCGACCCCGTGGTCATGTGCTTTTTGCGTTCGAATGAGTAGCAGCCGATTGCGGCCTTGGTGCCGGCCCAGATGTCCTTGTACCTGGCGAACAGCGCCTGCGCGCAGTCTTCGATCACGGGAAGTCCAATGGTATTTAATCGGTCCACGTCGCAGGGCAGCCCGTGCAGGGCCACGGCGATGATGGCGCGGGTCTGCGGGTGGATCAGCGGCCGCACCGTGTCGACGGTTATGAGCTGGGTTTGCGCATCAACATCAGCAAAAACGGGGGTCGCGCCGGCGGCCAGGATTGGGAATGCGACCAGGCCCGGACAGAGCGCCGGCATGATCACCTCGCCGCCTGCCACGTCGAGCGCCATCAAAGCTGCGTGCAAGGCCGACGTCCCTGAATTGACCGCGATCGCGTAGTCGGCGCCGATCATGGAGCCGAACTTGCGCTCAAATGCGGTGACCGGGTCAGAGCTCACGCTACGCTCCTGCTATAACGCACGGTTTTTCCTCGCCGCAGCGATTTCAGCGGCCTTTTCAGCGTCTTGCCGCGCCTTCCACTCATGGGTGCGATGCCAATTGATGCGATGCAGATCAGGATTGCGCCGGAATAGATCATCCACGGTCGCCCGCGGCGCATACGGCCCGAGCTCGGCCGCGATCATGCGGATCAAGGCGTAATCCTCGGGGTAATCCAAGGTCAGCCGCTGCGGCCACGGCAGTTCGCCGGCATCGCGCAGGTCGATGATTTCGCCGGCCGGCGCGTCCAGGTTGAAGCTTGTGCCCATGCGGCCAGAGCCGGCCAGCGAGTGCCAGGACGGATTCACCCGTTGTCGTCGGTATCCGGCGGCGTGGGTGGCCGACTCCAGAACCGCAATCGGGTCAAAATACGGGTCATCCGCGTCCAGAAGGTGGAACAAGCGGAGATCTCGCCGATGCGCCACTTCCAGCGCCCTGGTCTCGACATGGTCGGGGTCGCCCTCCTCGATATCCGCCGTGGTATGTGGCCGAAACAGCTTGGCGTCGTATGTGGGGCAGATGACGACCGGATCAAAGCCGAAATGGCGAGCCCGCGCGACCACATGGGCGATAGATGGCATGCCCCCAAGATCAAGGAAATGCTTGCCGGGCAAGCGGGTCGAATTAGCCCGCGCGGCGATCAGGACTGGGATCATCTTTCACCGGGCGGGGGCGGTTGAACCATCTCAGCTTTTTGGCGATCTCGTCCTCGGCCGGCAGGATGCGCCGGGTGCCATCGCCGAACTCGATCGGGATCTTGCGGATCTGGTCGACCATGGATTTGAAGCCGTGCGGCTCGAGGCTCGCGGCCTGGTCGGACCCGTACATGGTCCGGTCCAAGGTCAGGTGCCGCTCGACTGCAGTAGCGCCCAGCGCTGCAGCAAGCACCGACGGGGAAACCGTCTTCTCGTGGCCAGAATAGCCCACCGGTACGCCGAACTTGGTTTTGAGGGTTCGGATAGCGTTCAAGTTCAGCATCCAATCCTCGGCCGGATAAACGGCAATGCAGTGCATCAGCGTGACGTCCTTGCCGTCGAAATAGCCCAAGGCCTGGAACACCTGCTGATCGGTGCAGGCCCCGGTCGACAAGAAGGTCGGCTTGTCGAGCGCCGCCACCGCCGCCACCAAGGGCCAATGCGTCGCCATTGCACTGGCGATCTTGGCGTAGGGACAGTCGTAGGGTTTGAGGAACTCAAGTGCCTCAAGATCCCAGGCTGATGCATACCAAGTCATACCTTGCGCGCGGCAGAAAAGGGCAATCTGTTCAAACTGATGTTGATTGAACTCAAGACCGAACTTCTGCTCGCCCAGCGTCCTACCCCATGGGGACTCGCGCGGTTGATCTAATTGTCCAGCATAAACAATAGGAACCGTCCGTTTCTGAAACTTAACGGAATTTGCACCCGCCCACTTGGCGGCCTCAACCAGTCTCTTAGCTATATCCACTGACCCATTGGCATTAATGCCAATTTCAGCAGTTATGAAAACATCAGACATCACTTGATCAAGCCCCAGGTCTCCAGAATGCGCAGGCTCCGATCGAGCCCCCACCCAGTCTCGCAATAGCCGCCAGCCGCCTTAAAAGCTTCCGCAAAATCGTCCTGCTCCTTCGTCATGCGCCCGACCTCCTTCTTGATCTCAAGCGCATAGGGAACACCATCTTTGATCAGGATCAAATCCGGCGCACCCTTGATCATGCCCAGGGCCTTGAGCCGGGCCCCGTCGCGGCCACTGCGCGGGTTGTTCGCCGGATGCAGGTACACCAGCCCCGGCACTCCTCGGATGCGCAGGTTCTGCACCACTGCCTTGTGGATCTGATGCTCGGTCTGATGCTTGATCACGGGTGTCAAGCTAAAGGATAAGTTAACGGCTTACAAGATAGTCCCAGTCTTCCGCCGTCATAAAAGACGGCATCAGTCCCTGCGCCGCCATCGCCTCGCCCTGGAGCTCGAGCCGTTGCCCCTCGTCCCGTTCGTCGCGTTCCTTTTGCCGTTCCTGTCGGCGAATCCTGGCCGCGTAGCGCGCGTTCATGATGAAAAGATATTCCTGCAGCTCGGCATCCGGCGGGATGGGCTCGACCGGGGTCAACGGCCGCGGCCACTTGCCGAAAATCTCGCGGAACTTCATCGCCGTCCAGCCCGGCCGGTAGAGTTTCTTGATGCGGGTCCACAGTAGCCCTGAGTAAGTCTTGCGGTAGTCGCTGCCCTTCACCTTGAGAATGACCAAGCCATTGTGCGACAGCGGTCGCGGCATCAGGCGTTCTCCCTGAAAAAGACGGCGCCGCGGAGGTGGGTTGCGAGGCTAGGACCGCGACGCCGCAGAGGTGGTATCGGATAGACAGAAGCTTACTCAACAGCGAATCAGAGGCTGATCTGATTCGCCGCGACCCGCAAGCGTCCTTTGGGTTATGCACTGCCGCCCACAGCCGTAAAGCAGTAGGTTGACAGCCCGATAAGCAATCAGGTAAGAGTTCGGCATGGCCGATGAAGAAACCTGGATGGAAAAATTGTCCTGCACCCGCGCCGAGGTTTTGTCCGCGTTGCGTCAGTACGGGCGCCCCGTCACCCCGATGAATCTCGCGGTGGAGATGGGGCGCTCGCCAACGCATGTCGCGTCCGTGCTCCGCGTTCTCTACTTCATGAACAAAGTCGATCGCGTGCCGATCTACGGCTACCGACGCCGCTATCACTACGCAGCAAAGGAACTAGCGTCGTGAGCGCGATGCAAATCCCAGACTGGCTGTGGTGGCGGATCTGGAAACGCGAGGTCGCCGCGCTGATGCCGCACCACACGTTCGACGAGGCCCGCGAGATCGCGCACAAGCGCATGGCCGGCGCCTTCGTTAAAGTGTCCGACGCACTGTCCGACGAGCACACCAAAGACAAGGAAGAAGAACGCCGCGGAGATTGGACCCGATGAGCCAGCGCGATTCCGGCTACGCTCGCATTGAGCGCGACAATTACGAGACCCCACACTGGGTCACGCACGCGCTGATGTTGCACATTCCGGTGCGCGTCAAAACCATCTGGGAGCCAGCCGCAGGCCGCGGCCAAATGGTTGCGGCGCTTGAAAGCAAGTTTTATGTCGAGGCCTCCGACATCACCACCGGCTGCGATTTTTTGTCAGGCGAACACAAGTCCATGGCGTCGCTCGACGCGATCATCACCAATCCACCGTACACTTTGGCCGAGCGCTTTATCGAGCACGCGCTGCTCTACATGGCACCAGTCGGGTTTGTCGCCATGCTGCTGCGCACTGACTATGATCACGCTCGCTCGCGCATTGGCCTGTTCAAACACAGCGCCTTTGCCAAGAAACTTATTCTGACCGAGCGCATCAGATGGTTTGAAGGCTCGAGCGGCTCGCCGTCATTCAATCACGCCTGGTTCATCTGGGACTGGCAGCACAAGGGGCCGCCGACACTGGCGTATCACTAACATGAGGTATGATTACGTGACCGAAGCAGGCAAGACCATCACCCAAGACACGCAGGCGCCGGTCGGCACCAAGATCAACGCCGGCCCAACGACCATTGCGACCGAACCGAAGATCGCCACCGAGAACCAAGCCCCTAACTTGCCATCGGTGGTGAAGCAGGAGCGCAAGCCGCGCGCTCCTGCTACCCCCAAAGCACCGGCCTTTCCGCCGCGCATCGCCAAGGCTATCATTGCCATCACCGAGAAGATCGGCGTCATCCAGAAGGAAGGCTACAACGAGTTCCAGAAATATCGCTACACACGGTGGGAGGACATCAGCGAGCGTCTGTCGCCGCTTCTTGCCGAGAACAAGCTTGTCATCGTGCAGACCGAGATCAATCGCACGCTGTTGGAGCAAAACGACAAGGGTTCGGTGCTGTCGATCATCTACAATTTCACCATCGTCAACGAGGACGGCGAGTATTGGCCGCCGGTGGAGTGGACCGGCATCGCAAGATTGCGCGATCAGAAGGGCGTCACCGACGACAAGGCGCCGCTCAAGTGCCAGACCCAGGCCGAGAAAAGTTTCTGCATCAAGCTTTTCAAGATTAGGTCCGACGAGGGCTACCAGAGCGACGACGCGACCGCGTCGATGCCGAAGAAGGATGCGCGGCCGATGTATCAGGAGTTCATCAACGAGATGGATCGCGCCGCCAAAGAGGCAATCGAGCACGGCGAGCCGTCATCGTTCATCGACTGGGGCTTTCGCAACAAGGACCGCAAGAAAACCTATCCCAAAGACTGGCAAGACCAATTGACGGTGCGCTTCAACGATTGGCGCGAGCGCATCGAAGGGGCTTTGGCCGAGGCCGAAGAGTACGAGCAGCAACAGGAGGAGGGGCAATGAAAACGAGAATGACCATGACGCAGATCGTATTAAAAATTCCCAAAACGCCATTCCCCTATACGGAAAGGGATCGAGTGCGTTGCGGCTATCAGTGTCCAGAGTGCAGCGGTATCCGCGTCGAGTGCCGTACTGACATTCTCGGCCATATCGCCCATGGCTCATGGCAGTGCGAGGAATGTGGATGTCAGTGGGATCGCAATTATTACCCGCATGCGCCGGCCGCCGAAGCGGCCGAGTGAGAACTAACAACAGGGATCCGAGCCATAGGGGGATGGAAATGTCCGACAACGGCAATGGGAATACACGACCGTCTTTATTGCAGGGCGTATTCAACGAGATGGTCGAGTCGGGGCGGCATAAAAGAAACGCGCGGGAACTGCTGAAGCAATTGGATGCCTGGATAGCCGATTCCATCATGCGTGACGATGCCTTCATGGACCGGCTGATCCGGGCGATCGAGGACAACGCGCCGCACGATCAAGTCGACTCGACGTTGATGGAAAGCGACATCCAGAACATCGCGCAGAATTATCATGCCCTCCCAGCCAATGAACCCTCTTGAGCTTGCCAAGTGGCAGGCCAAGGCGCTCAAGGCCATCGCCAAACCGCTGCTGCGGTCTTGTCCTTACTGCAAGGCCGCAGCAGGCGAGCTTTGCCGCACCAAGAAAGGCATCGAAGTCTGGGAGGCATCCAAGATGCACTCGGCCAGACTGTCGGCCAAGGTCAACTATCGCTACGCGAGGTTTGGATGACGATGATCGAGCGCGTGGCGCGGGCGATAAAACAGCGTGAACATCAAGACGGCAATTATCACGATCTGGCCCGCGCTGCCATTGCGGCGATGCGGGAGCCGACTGAGGAAATGCGGAATGAAGGGCGCAATATGGCTGATGATGTGCAGTCTGACATTGGTGGGCGCTCTATCGAATATCACGTTTGGCAAGCCATGATCGACGCGGCGTTATCCAATGGATGAAGCGTGTATCCTTTTGTGGGCGGATATTTCCTACTTGATGTGGGATTTGGAATTGGAGTTAACGCAAATCAATGTCATATGTAGGAGCGGAAGAGCTCCAGACTGTCCGTCGCGCGAGCGGAGCATCCCCATCCCCCGAACCCCGACGCTTCGCTTGTGGAGCTCTTCCACCCGGATGGTAGGCGGCCAATTGGGGCTTTAATTAGTACCAGTCCGGGGCAAACGACCCGTAGGTGGTCGCGTCGACGCCATCCCCGCACCAGTCGCCATCCCCGACCACCGGCCACTGCAGGTTTAATCCGCTCAGATTATCCGGCAGCACGGTCGACGGCGGATCGGCCCGGCACAGCCGCACCGTGGTCGGGGTCGGGCCGCCGATCGTCCCGAAGGTCTGGCCGTAGAAGCAGCTCGAGCAGGTGCCCGCAGTCGGCGGGATCAGCGTGGGTCCAGCGGGCGGCGGCGCGCGTTCAGTCGGGGGCATCCTGGTCCTCCTCATCGCTTTCGGTAAAAGGGTATGTCAGTTCGACCTCTTCCCCGGTCGCGACGTCGCCGAGCTGCTTGAGCACCGCCGGCGAGGCATCTACGCTTTTGCCGGTGTCGGTATGCGGACCCCAATCGATCGGCGCGGCCAGCACTTTCTTGCCGGTGCGCGGCGAGCGAATCAGCGCGAGCTCGGAGCCGGCCAGGCGCTCCTTGGGAAACTGGTCGTAGTCCCATCGGCAAGCCACGTAGTAGGCCCCGTCCGGGTCGAGCCGGCGCGCCAGCCCGGTGGTGCCATCCGGCTGCGCATCCAGGAACAGATGCTCCTTGTCGGCCGCCTCGACCTGGTCCCAGGTTTCAAACCAAGCGAGGTCTTCTGAACTGCTGACTCCGGTATCGTCTGGGCCGCCGAAATGGCTGATTTTCCCGATGACGTTGAGCACCTCCATGTCGATCGCGTCTGGGTTCGGCGCCACTGCGGCAATGGCCTCGGTGATCGCGTCGAAATGCTGCTGATAGGCCTCGACGTCGGCCGCGGCATCGACGAAGCATGTCTCGATCAGGATACAGGGGTCCAGGGTTCCATTGAGCACATATAAATCACTGCGCTCTTTCCCACCCCTATTTATGAGCCCCGAGGCCGCCGCGATCGCTGCCGCCACCCGCTTGCTTATGTCGAGCGTGGTCGCGTTGCCGGTACAGCACAGGCACTCGGTGCCGCGGCCGCCCTCGGTCGGTACATAGGCGTTGAAATGGACAGACACCGCTATGTCCGAGCGGTTCGCATTGTGCCAATTAACTATGGTATTCAGATTGGTCGATTGATCTGTGCTGGTCTCGTCAAAAAACGTCTTCACCTGGTGGCCGTTGGTGGTGAGCCAATTGGCCACCGCGTCGACCACTTTGATTGATTCGTTGACCTCGTCGATGAGGCCACTTGCTCCCCTCACATAAAGTCCGTGCCCCACGGACAGGGATATTTTCATTCCTGGCACTCCTCGATCATTGCCTTGATCTGCTCGCGATCCTCGGTCACGCCGAAGGCCTTGCCGGCGACATAGATGATCGACTTGGTTCCCGGCGCCACATGTCGCGACAGCTCCTCGGTCGGCTGCACCGCGCTGATCTGCCGACTGTCAAAGGTTATCAGCCGGCCGCTCGGATCGTGCAGCGTGATCAAACAACCGACGACTATCGCGCATTGCTTCACTTATGCCGCCTCGATTTCTTAGCGGCGGGCTTCGGCTTTTTCTTCGGTTTCTTTTGCTTATTTTTTTTTGGTCCTCGAGGCGGATGGCGTCGGGCCAGGCGGCGCCGTCGGATGTTCCGGCGCGCCTTCCGGCTCCTCGATCGGATGCTCGGGAGCTCCCGCCGGCGGCGGTGCTATCGGCTGCTCGACCTCCGGTTCTTCGACCTCGCCGACGATGGTGGCGCCGCTGATGTGGGCGTTCATGCCCTCAATGGTAGCGTTAACGATCTTGATCGGAGTGTTAGCCATTATCTGACCCTCAATGCTTGGTTGCCTCTAAGGATGACGGTGATCATTCTACCACCGCGCGTGGTCCACTTACATGCCGCAACCGCACCTCGTTCTGAGGTCCAAGCGAAGCGGCAGTCCCGTACTGGCCGAGGCGGTAGCACCGGGGCATGACCGTAGAGCGACGTAGCTGCAATGGCCTTTAACACGTCGTCCTGCGTGGCTGGATCGTTGTCCGCAGCGCTGTGGCTATCCGGCCGGTTGATGTTGTTAATCGTTCCCTGAAAGGACGGCGCGGGTTCTAAAGGCTTGCAGCCGAGGCCCCAGCTCTGAGCGCAATCTGCATTATAGGTGCTCTGTCCATAATGCACATTCGATTCAAGGGCATCGCCGCCGCACCATAAAGACATTTGAATGTTGGCGATGGTATGAGCTGTTCGGTGCGACTGCCATAGTGCTCTAGCAACCACGGTGGCGCTATTGGCCCCGCAACTATAGCCGCCAAGCACAATGCGATCAGTGGTCGGGGAAGCCATAACCTCATTGTAGATCGTGGTCGTATCCCAATATCTTCGCACATTGACTTGCGTTACTCCCGATATGGTCCGCGCCCTTGCGGCAATCTCGTCTATCCCGCTGCTTGATCCTGCAAAATTATCGCCCCACCCGTACATCAACCACACCCTGGTTCCGGCCTGGGCTGGCGTCGATAACAACGCAGCGACTATCAGTAATTGAGCGCAGTATTGGCGACCAGTTTCCATGTGCCTCCTCCCGCGCCGCCCTGGTTTATGACCATGCCAGCCGCACCCAGCGTACCAAGACCAGCATTGGTGTTGTAGCAGTATGCACCATTGACCCGCGATGTCAGCGAGACATCGACATGAATATCGAAACCAAAGACCCCAACAGTCTCAGAGCCATTGACCAGATGCACAAAGGTGCCTGCCGACAGCACATTGCCGGAACCATAGATGTTTGAGGTATTGGCGTTGCTGGTATTGTCCACTTGGACAAAATATTGCGTAGCGTTGACCAAGTTGCCAAACACATTAAGCGTGGCGCTCGATTGCAGATTGATACCAACCGCGCAATCGCCGCGGTTGTTGCTGAACGTAATCAATGGAGTCGATGTCACCCCAGTGTTAAGCGAGACGAATTGATTGGTGCCGGTATATTGGTTGCCTTCGAACAGCGCCCTGATGATGCCGTTGCCCATCACGCAGCCAATGCCGACAGAACCTGTAGCCACGATCTGATTGTCACGGAAGGTCAGATTGTCGATGTTCTTGCCGGTAAAGAAAGTATAACCGGCTGTTGAGAATAAAATCTCGCACTGCCTTACCACCATGGTTCTGATCTTGGTTACGTTGCCGACGCTGAGCAACGTCGTGGAGAACGTCGCCGGGGCCGCAGGCATACTGAAGTTGGAATACTCCAGATAGTTGATGGTGATCTCGCTGGCCGCGACATCGATGCAGGGATTGGACGGCTGCGGCGCCAGCAGTTGAATGTCGCGGAAGATGATCGAGCCGACTACGGCAGTAGTCTGCAAGCCGTCAGTGGAGATGTAGAACGGAGTGCCGCCTGTTCCCAATCCGGCATTGTTGGTCGGAGCGGTACGCGATTTCTCAATGACGATGCCGTCGATGACGAACCCATTGCGCGGGAATATGTGAGCCACTTGCGCGGCAGAATATTCGGAAGGCTCGATGTGGCTGGCAGTGATGTTCAGAATATCGCCGCCACCAGTGTAATCGCCAGGGTCAGACGATTGCCCGGTAAGATATTCCTGCGGGGCAAGGGCAAAAAAATCGTCGTGTGCGGTCCCTCGCACCCCTTCGACATTGCCATCAAAAGCGGGACCGTTGATATGCACGGAATCGCGGTTGCCCAATGGCGATGATGTCGTGCCACCGATAAACCCGGCAACGTTTTTGATCTCAAACCCATTGATTGCGCCTGCGGCAATGCCCCAACCGCCGAAATTGGTCGAGCTGCTGGTCCAGGTGACATCCTGAATAGTCAGGCGATAAACCCCGGCAATCAGAATATTGTGGCACAGATAACTGCTGCTCTGAGTTGAACCGTTGATGTCCCAAGTGCCGCCCTGGATGATGATGTTCTGATCGCCCTTGCGGGCCTGAATGGTGCCGGATGGGGCCGCCCCGGGGATGCGCCGCAACGATACGGCAAAGGTGTTAGGCGCAACCGACAGAACCTTGAACACCCCGGAATAGGCGCTGTTGGTGGTCTGCGCCGTGCCCTGAATCCAGACCACGTCATCGATAGCCAGGCCGTGATTGGTCCAATTGACGGTTGCCGACAGGTTGCCCCAGTCAGATGTCATCGCCTCGGGGCCGACTGTTTGCGAATTATTGACAGTATAGGTGCCGGTGCCGCCAGTGCCGGAACCCAAGGCCAGGATCGTGGTCTGCCCCGCCACGCCTGCCCCGCCAACCATCGAGCCGACCATCAGTGTGCCGCTCGATACTGCAGACACATTCAAAGTAGTGCCGGATATGGATGCAGTGAACGCCGCCGCCGTACCCTGGATCATCGATACAGTTGTCGCCGTGCGCTGAAATGCGGCCGTCTGGATCATGTTGGAGGAGGTCGGTGACGGATAGCCGCGCAAGGTCAGCCCCTGATCAACTACCAGCCGAGTATTGGAGCCGATGATCAACGGCACGTTGATGTAAGCCACGCCGTTGCCGACGACATAAATGGTGCCACCAGCAGTCAACGCCGCATTGATGCGCGTGGTGTTGTTTGCTGCTTGCGATGTGTCATTGAGAACAGGCACGACAAAATCCTGCGCCACCGATGGCGCAGTCGTGGTCGTGTACCAATCGAGCGAAGCCGAATCCGGTGTCAGCGTCAGTCCGCCATAAGCGTCGGTGATCAGTGTCGAGGTGCCGCCGAGCACGGTCTGCCCGGAGAACGGTACGATAGTGATATTCGGTTCAGAAATAGTTCTGGCGACAATCGACAACGGCACTCCGTTGCGCAGCAAGATGCTTGGCAGATTGATCGTGACTGCCGATGTCGTGGTGACGACGATATTACCGTATTGCGTGGGTGAAGCCGTTACCGTGCCGCCAGTGGCGACGATCAATGGTGGGCGCGATCCTGCCAGCACCGCCACCGGCACCTGAAACGATCCAGCCCCCGCATTGGAAATCTCGGCAAGCTCCGAGCCGGTCGGGATGCCTGACGGCAGTGTCGTGTAGGATTGCAAATCGGCGATGCGATACGGCTGTACCATCTAGCCCTCGATCAGATCATAGACCCGTCCGACAATCAGCGCGCCGTAACATTTGCCGACGCGGTTCTTGAGCAAGGTGGCGTCCTCAGTCTTGATGTCCTGCTCGCCGCCCTTGGCCGCCAATTGTGCCAGCCGGAACATCTTCACCTTGTCCTCCATCGACAGCATCTGGTCGTCAGGAATGGCGGCAAGGAGTGCAGTACAGGCGACCTCGGCAAGGGTCAGCGGCTTGTCGCCGCCATTAGGCAGCGGCTTGTCGTACAGATCGCGCAGCTCGGTATCAAAATTGATCTTCATGTCGTCCTCAATAGGCCGGGATATAGCGCACTACGTTGCTAGAGTTCTTCACCGTCAGCCACTCCTGAATTGTTGTGTGCGAGCCGGTCGGGCCCAGCGAGGTCATGGTAGTGGCGACCGAACCGTTGGCAGTGAAGCAGCCCGCCGTGCCGAAATGAACCACCCCGCTGCCTTGCGGAGTAAACACAATGTCGATGTTGGTATCACTGCCGGTTACGGCTATCACCGGCGATGTCCCAGCCACAGCACTTTGTATTTGCCAATAGTTAGCTGCATTAGTCGGTCCAGACGGGTTGAGAATATTGGCACTCTGGTTTTTCATCATAAACCCAGAGGAACCTTTGCATTGCAAAACCATCTGAATATTGCTGTCGGTGCCAACAGCACTGATCTGCGGCGAGTTGCCAGTAGCGGCCCCTGCCATGGTGAAATAGTTTACAGAGCTACCCGGATTGCTGACCTGCAGTGCATTAGCTCCATTGCAAAAACAAGTGACGTTGCTAGTGCCCTTGTTGTTGAGGATCAGATCGAGATTGGAATCAGTCCCAAGGGCCTTGATCTGCACTCCGTTGCCGGTCGCAGACCCGGTGATCTGGCAATAATTGACAGCACTGCTGGGATTCTGCGCGACCTGTAACGCAAGCTGGCCATTGGTGCGGATATTGATGTTGCTGCCGGTCAGGAAATTGATGTCGCGGGCAGTACCACTGCCGCCAGTCTGAACGCCGATAGTCAGAACATTGCTACTGGTCGTCCAGTTAAATACGCCGCGCTCATAATTGGTTACTTGGTCAATGGTGTTGTAGAGCGTCAGCGAGGTCACCCCGGCATTGCCGTTGCCGCCGATCACCACCACTCCGGGAGTCGTGTAGGTAAGCCCGGCATCGCCGCCCATTGCGCCAGAATTGTTGAACAGCACGTCGGTATTGGAGCCGCCTATGGTCAGGGTCAGATTGCCGCCCGAGAACGACAGACCGGTCGACACCGTCCCAGCCTGCACCTTGGAGCCGTCCGAATAGAGAAACTTGTTCGCCGAGAACCCTGACAGGGCTGTTGTGTTCGCCGTGATCAGCACAGCAGAATTGAATGCCACTTGCTTGGTAACGCCGGATTGCAGCACCAACAGCGGTTCGGTTCCGGCTAATGGCGTTGTCGCCGTCGCCAAGCCGGAGAAATACTGGGTAAAGGTTTCAGTAGTTGCCATGTCACCCTGCCAGTAAGGACAGATTACCAGAATCGGAAGTCAATTGCGTCTTGCCGTCGTCGGCCAACAGAAAGACCGGAATCGCATTATTGATAGCCCACGGGTAAGGCCCATCAATAGTGCGGTAGGCAATCGCATTTGATTGTGATGCTGGTGGGTCAATGATGCGCGGCCCCTCGTCATCGGTAAACCGCTCCAGCAGGCTGAAGGCAGAACCGCCACCCTCCCAATGCTCGCCAAACGGTCGTCGGTCGCGGGCAAAGCCGATCTGGATGCCGTGACGGTCGGCATCCTTGGCCCATTTCCGCATCTGCGGCGACCACAGGCGTTCGCTCATGGCTTGGTAATCTTCACCAGATAGGCTTCATTAGTCCCCGGCAATCCACCTCCAGCAACAGTCCGGTAAGCCGTCACCATGTTCTGCGAGGCCGAATAGGCCCCGTCCAGATCAGCCTCGACAATATCAGTACGCGGCGGCGGCTGCCCCGGCTGCTGAATGAAATAGTCGTGCAGCAGATTGGGATCGGTGGCGATCTGGGCGTTGAGCTGCTCCAGTTGCCACAGCGTCGTGATGAACGTCTGCACCGTATTAACAAGAGTCGTAACTACCGTATTCGGATTAGCCATGGTGTCTCCTAGTAGACTGGCACATAGATCGTTGTGCCGCTGTTATCGACCAGTGTAAGCCATTTGATGATAGCGGTATGGCCGGTGATGTAGATATTGCCGGTGGTCGAGGCGTTAGCCCCATTGGCGGTAAAACTGTTGGCGCTGGAAAACTTCACGGTATTAGAGGTAGTCAGGTTAAGGCTTTCCGTACCTCCTACCACCAACGACATTGCCCGCGCCGAGCCGGTGCCAAGCTGCTGGGTGCCAACAGTAAAGACGTTACCGGTTGTAATCCAATCCAGCACACCGCGTTCATAATTGGCATTGCTGCTCGTGCTTGTGTTGTAGACCCGGAACGCAGCAGCGGTATTAGAAATCTGCGCACTATTAGGTGTCCGCATTGCCAAAGTCTGTGCCGCACCGTCTCGTCCCAAAGCAGTGTCAAGTGTACCAAGCCAAAACGCGCCGCTGGCCCAATAGATTTTTTGATCTTGGGTAAATCGCCCTGCCCCACCATCAAAATTGGACAAGGATGGACCAATAATAGTCATAGATGCTCCCGCAGGAGTGCCCGCCAGGAACTCCCGCAGGATCACATTGCCATTTCTGTCAATTCTAAAGAGCTGATTGATACTATCGTTGCAACTAAGATAATAACTAGCGTCACTGCCAGATTGAAACACCATCTGAATATTTACCATACCAAAAATAGTGGTATTTGCGCCGCCGTCATTCATGGTTTGAACGAGACTAACAAGTGGAGTGCTGCTCGATACCGTTGCAAAAGCCCCAGTGCCCAATGTTTCCATAATGACTGGTTGATGCGATGAATATCGGGTACGGGCATAATTATTAACATCAGTAAAACTGTCATAGAGATTGAAGGTCTGCGCATTAGCTCCATTTCTAAGCGCTAAAACATTAGCTGCATCGCCGATCAATGTAGCATTGCTGTTGAGCGTGACTCCCCCACCACTGCCCGCATAGGTCAATCCACTGTCACCACCAACCGTGCCTCCATTGTTGAATAAAATGCTGTTGTTGGTGCCGCCGATAATCGGCGTGGTATTGATGGTGATAGGAATCCCAGCACCTACTTGTGCCCCGGTATAAAGCAGATCAACCGGCGTTGCCGCCGCTACAAACAATGTGCTCGTGGAGGCATTGCTTCCAGCAAGAGCAATCTGCGATAGTTTCTGAACCGCCAATTACTGCTCCTGTACATAGAAGGTCGAGCCGTCCTCGGCGCAGTAGAACACCGTGCCATCCTCGGTGACGTAGCCGTTGATTGGCGTGACCGCCCCAGCCCCGCCCTGCGCTTTGCCCCAGCCAAAGCAGCGGATGAACTCGACGTGGCATTCCTCGAGCCAACGGCACAGCCGCGGCGGGAAGATATCCAAGTCGCTCACTCGCACCCAGTCGCCGGCATTGAGCGCGGCCAGCGCGAGCTGCTTGCGCGACGGCACTGCCGAGATGATCGGCCTGGCCGGCCGCGGCGGCTCGGCCCGGGTCAGGCCGCGATCGACCGCCCACTTGGCGAGTGCCGGCGGCATTTCCTGCCACCGCGTCGATTCCCGCACCAGCGACGCCGGCATCACCGGCCGGATCGCCGCCACCCTCGGCGCCTCGGGCAGATCGCGGTATTTAATCGGCGCACTAATCGGCGCACTAATCGGCGCGGTCTTTTTAATCGGCGCGGCGATTTCCCTCCGCGATGGTCGTGTCGAGATTTGCGGCCGAGCTCGCGCCGGCGGTTCGGCCTTCCTCTCCTCGATGACGCCCCATTCCGGCGCCCGCAGATCGAGGTCCATCGGGGTCGGCTCGGGCAGTGCAGTCAATTGCGGCTTGTACTCGGCCGGCGCATAGGCGCGGATGACGCCGCGGGTCACCGCCCAGCGCAGATCCGGCGGCAGCTCCTCATCGGCGAGCAGCAACGCCTTGAGCGCCAACGGCACCGGCGGATTCCTGATAAGCAGCGAGATCTCGAGATCGGCGCGGAACAGGTCCTCAAAGTAGCGGCGCTTGCGCGGTTGCGCGTCAGGAACAACCCAGGACGAGACCGTCAGGCCCGAGACCACCTGCGCCTTGGGTTCAGACCCCCACGGTACAGGCACTCGCGCCAGCATTTACTTTTTCCCGCAATGACCGTTGCCGCCGCCGACCGAATTGCCGACCAGGTTGTCGACCGAGTTGGGTGAGACCTCGCACATATCAGGCCTGGAACTTGTTCTGCGTGTAGTAGACGGCGCCGGTGATGAACACGCCGGTGCCGCTATTGCTCAGTTGAAACGCATTGCCGGGCGAGGTGACAAACCACGGGATGCCGTCGGCGGCGAGCACCCAGGAACCGTTGGCGACCAGCGGCACTGCACCGGACAGTGCTGTCGAACCGTCCAGCGGGGCAATATTCGCAGTGCCGGACGACACCAGATAGAAACGGTACACCTTGACGACCTGGCCGCTAACCGCCGGCACCACCGAGATGGTCGCCGCGGTCGAGGACACGACTGCGATCGAGTAGGGCGAGGCCTCGGCGGGACCTACATTGACGGTCGGCATCAGTACCTCCGGCCGGAGCGGCGTTTGCCGCGACCGACTTTGCGGCCGCGCAATACCGGTACGGTCGACGGCCGCACGCTCTCCATCTCGCGTTTCTGGTAACGGCTCGGCCGCATGCCGGTCACTTTAGCTCCCATGGCCATGAGTGCCTCCTTGCAGGTAAAGGTACGCGATCGGCAGGACGATGCCGAGGCACCATACCACGAGCACTGCAATCTTGACTATGTCGGGTGCGCCCATCGCCATAAACGCCAGAACAAAGCCGCCGATCACACTAAGCAGCAGTATCCACCTCGCCGACAGGATCATCGCGATCGCCGTCATCACCGCCAGAACCTCGGTCAGGAAGCCGGTTCTTGAGCCGGGCGAGGGCGCCAGTGGACTCGAGGCGGGCAGTTCCTCGCTTTTGATCAATCGTACCCTCGGCGGCGATTCGGCGCTTGAACTGGTCAATTTGCGACTCCCCTATCTCGTCGAGCTTGTTCTTGATCGAGACCCACTTGCCAACCTTTTCAAACACGTCGAGCTGAATATCAATTGCCGGCTCGTTCGGTGGCACCGGCGCCGTATTGGCCGCCGTTTGCGGCTTATCGAGCGCTCGGTCAAGCAAACGGATAGCCAATTCTTCTTGGCGGCGGATAATGGTCACCGCCCTAGTCTGGTTCGGCTTGTTCACCGGCGCCCCCGACGACGGCTGCGGCCCTTCTCGACGCCGCGGATGCGGCCCTTGTTGGCCGAAGCGTAGAACACCCGCTCGCCGCCCTTCTCCCCGTACTGGCGCTTCATCGCCGACATGATCTTGCGGCCCTTGTCACTGAGCGGCATTAGCCCCTCCCCCGACCGCTCCTGCAACGTCGCCGCCGGCGCGCGCGGCCAGGGCGGCCTTGGACAGTAATTGCGGATAGCCTTTCTGGATCAGATCAATGATCTGCTGCGGTGTTAACTGCTTGGCACCATAACCGACGCGGCCGACTCCGCGCGCCGCCTCGCCCCACAGTCGCGGCGAAGTCGTCGCGGCTGCACCAAGCGCTGCCGCCAGCACTTTCGGGTTCATGGTGCGAAACGCTTCAAGCGCACCCAGTCCACCGACACCTGCAGCACCGGCCCTAGCAACGCCGCCCGGTTCCCACGGCGCATAGGCCTGGCCGTATAGCGATGGCAGGATCGAGGGATCGCGCTTGTTGAGCTCTTCGGCCAACTTGAGCCGCTGGCCAAAATTAGTATTGACGTCTGAGCGTGTGGTCGACAGCAGCTTGCGCAGCGCAGTATCGGTCGATGCTTTCTTGCCGAGGCTCAAAGTCTTGGTAATTTCCTCGAGCAAATCCGTGGCCTGCTGAAAGTCCTTCATCGCGTCGGCATAGCGCGGATCTTGCTTGGCAATGGTGTCACGCACCGCGTGATAGATTTCCTTGGCCACCTTGTTGGCGGCATCAGGCTTTGCTTTCCAATCAATTTTATCGCCGATGTGTCGCTTGATTTGATCAAACCCCAACGCATCATGGAAATCGGGGTCGGCTTTGGCCGCATTAATGTTGACCTTGATGTCCTCCAGCATTTGCTGGGCATCAGTAGGTTTTTTTTCACCCAATGCTTTGGCAACATCTTTGCCCTTGTATGTTCCAATGTTCTGGATGCGCGCGATCGCGGCATCAACATCATTGAAAGACAATGAGGTCATGTTCTGGCCGACTGCGGCGAGATCGCGCTTGTAGTTGTTGGCGCGCTCGATCTCCATATCGCGCATTGCCGCCTTGGCCTTGTCGACGATGCCCTCGGCAAAGCGCTGTGGCTCGCGCAGGTTCGCCGTCATCGCGGTCTCGGCGGCGCCGCCCTCGGCCGCGGTGCGGGCGATGCCGCGCAAGCCCTCGCTGCCCTTCCACGTCATTACCCCGCCGACCCGCGCCAGCCCCGAGCCGGCAATCTTGGTGGCTTCGATCGGCATGGTTAGCGGATTGGCGAGCCGACTGACAGTGCCGGCGCCTTTGACTCCGAGCATTTCCGGCCCCATCGCCACGGTAGCAATGTCGGCAGCAAACCCGACCGGGTCATTGGCAAATGTTTTTTTGATATTTTCCAAACCGCCGTAGCGATCGCCATAAAACTTGTTCACCGCATCGGCATAAGGTTCAAACTGCGTACCGAGCGATCGCGGCAGGCCGAGCGCCCCTTGCGCCTTCTGCAGATATCCGGCACCGAGCTTGCCGATGTTCTTGGCGGTCTCGATCGGATGCAGCACCGGCTGCACGACGCTTTTGCCGAACTCCTTGGCGCTCGGCACCAAGTGCTCGCCGGCCTGCTCGAGCATAGTGCCCACGTCAAGCGTTTGCGTATCCGATTTTTCCTGGGGGGCGTATTTGGTCCAGGGACCAGTATCGGGAATTTCCGGCCCAGGCTGTGCTTGGAATCGGTCCCACGGCGGCATTACTGCACCTTGTCCCAAGACTTGGGATCATGCTTGGGACCACCGTTATAGCGGTAGCCGTCGACCACATCGCCGACCTTGACCTCCTCGACCCCCAAAATCCGGGTCGTATCAGGCCCCACCATGCCCCTTAATTCGGGCTCCACGTGCATTTCGGTCGCCCAATCGTGCAAAGCGCCGTATTGCTTGGCTAGGAACGACCGCAACGTGTCTGCAGCACTGTGCAAGGCCCTCGGACCATGGTCTGCAGCGAGGCTTTTCTCCATGGCATCGCGTTCGCCGGCCGAACCGCCGCCCGGCACGATGGCCTTGACCACCTCTTTGGACGCAATATCGGCCCCGATCTCGTAATTGGTGATTTCCGGGTAGCCGTTCTGCCGGCGCAGCTCGATCGACACGTCATTGGCGAGCTTGATGTTGCCGAGCTTCAAAGCGTCGATCAATTTGTCCAATTCTTCCAAGTGATGCGACACCGCATTGATGGAAATGGCGCGGCCGCCCTGGTTCTGGCTCGTCGGCTTCGAAAGTATCGACAAACCGCCCTGCCGCTTGGTGAATTGCGTGGCATCGTAGACTTGGCCGGTATTGGGGTCCGGTTGCGACAGTAATTGCCAGATCGCCTGATTCTGCAGATTTCTCGAGCTTTGCGGCGGTGCCACCGCTTTTAGTTGCCGGATCTGCTGCACCCGCGACTGAATCCCCGGATCTTGGGTCCAGCGGTCGATCTGCTCCTGCTGCGCGCGGTCGCGGGCTTCCTGCGCCTCGTAAGCCTTCTGATAGGCGTTCTCCGCGGTCTCGCGGCCCAAGAGAATCTTCTCCACCAGTTCCCAATTGTGCGAATTGAGCGCCTGCGTCATCAGCGTGTCGCCTCGTCGCGCGGCCTGCGCGTACATCTTCGGCGCCACCTCCTCCCAGTTAAACTCCTTCTCCCGGTTCCACGCCTCGTTGTATTTGGCGAGCTCGACCCGGTTCTGTTCCATCGCCGCTTTCAGATTGTCTTCAAAAGTTTTGTGGTTCTGTTCAAACACGTCCTTCTCGCCCTGATGGTAAGCCTTCATAGCCGCGCCGCCCGCATTGAGCGCAGTGGTCAGCGGCTGCCGCGTCAGCAAGGACGACAGACCAGCGAGCAGGACCATCGGGTTCTGGAACGCCTTGATCGGGTCGGAATACTGATCCTGCGGCGCGTAGGGCGCATTGTACTGTCGCAATTCCAATTCCCGTGCACTCGGCTCCCGTATGCCCGGGCCAGCCTGATAGCGCGGATATTCCGCCGTGTGATCTGGCGGCGTATCGTCTGGCGCCGGCGGTGGTGCTTGCGGCGCTTGCGCAGTTGCCGGCGGATAGAGACCCTGCGACTGCAAGTAAGGAACAGGATCAGCCTGGTCGGTAAAGTCGGCCATTTACGCCACCGCTGCAGGTGCTCGCGCTGATCCGATCGCGGTGCCGAGCGCTGCCGACGAGGCAAAATTGCTCACCGCATTGGCCAGGTTCTGATCCTGCGCCAGCACCGCGTTCATGATGCCGTTGTAAACGTTGGACTCAAGCTGCAACGCCTGTGTAGCCGACGACACTGCTTGGGTGCCGAGCTGCGCCATCTGGTCGGCGATCGTAAAGCGCTGGATGGTCGCCTGCTGCTGCGCATTGGCGATCGCATCCGCCTCCATGGTCGAGCCGGTCAGGCCCATCGAGGCATAGCGCCCCTTGATGGTCGAGATTGCGTCCTGGGTGCCCTTGGCCACTGCAGCCTCGGCGCCAGGAGGCAGCGTGCCGGACAGAAGATTCTGCTCGGTGGTCTTGGCAAATTTCGCCTGTTGCCCGGCGATCCCTTGCGCCTGCTCCGCCGCCTGCAATTGCTGCTGCGAATACGGCAGCGCCTTGTTGGCGTTAAGCAGTTGCGCGCCAGCGGACAGACCCAAGAGCCCGAGCATGCCGGCATTATTCTTGGCAAAATTGCCGATGCCGGTCAGACCCAGCGAATCCATCAGACTTGGTCCAGTTGCACCAGCCGGTGGTACGCCGCCCGTAGCACCGGCAAACGGCACCCCACCGGCGCCCCACAAATAGGCCGGATCGGTCGCCGCCGCCGCGCCAGGAACCGCGCCCGGCGTCGCCGCTGTTGCACCGCCGCCGCCGAAATCGAGAAGCGGTTGTGCCGCAGCAGTGGACCAGTCAGCAGCACTGACGCCAGTCCCGGTAAAGCCGCCTGGCGCTCCGGCCGCGACCTGCGCGCCCATACTGAGCGGATCGGTAAACGGAATAGCACCCGCGCCAGTGCCCGCAGTCGCGGCATCAGACGCCAACAAATCCGACGGCAGGCCGGTAAACGGCCCTGCATCGGCCAATGTACCGCCGAAGCCGAGCGCTGCGCTGGCTCCGGGCGCACCTACAGCGCCGCCAGTAAGTCCGCTGCCGGCTATTGCTGCCGCGGTCGGGTCGCCAAAGGCGGCTGCGGGCACGCCTGCTGTCAAGGCCGCATCCGCAGCCCCAGCGCCAGCCACCCCCGCCGCCTCAGTGCCAAACCCCAATGCCGGCCCAACCGCGCCCAAAATCTCCGGCCCGGCCACCAGCGCGCCGACCGCCGCCGGAATGCCGATCGCCAGATCCTCGACGGTGTTATGGCCGCCGAGGTTCTTCAAAATTGGAAATGTGCCGGTCATAGGGGCCGCCCATAAATGAGATCGCGCGGTTTCAGGCCCAAGCGCTTCATCAGGTCGGGATGGTCGTGGCCGACCTTGGTGGAGATGAAACAATAGCCCGCGCCGGCCGCCTTGGCGAGGTCCATTGCCGCCTGGAACAGGTCCTGGCCGCGGCCGCCGCCACGGTACTCCTCAAGCAGGTAGTAGATATCGCTTTGCGCGGTTAGGAGGTGCTTGTAGTGCGGATGATGATGCAGAAACCAGACGAAATAACCGCAAATCTTGCGACCGTCGCGCGCAGTCACAATCAGCATCTCGTCGCTTTTGAGCCGCGCATAAAAATCCTCGTCGGGGTTTAATTTCATCACCTCCTTGTCGGCTGCGATCTCGAGCCAGTGCGATTTCAGCAATGGCTGGATATCGGCATAAACCTGGTCGAAGGTTTCGACCGCAAAAGTAAGTTTTCTGACCTCAAGCATGACTAATCCGCAATGTTGAGCGTCTGTCGCAGCCGCAGATGCTCCTGGTAGTGCGACTCGATCCAATACTGCACTGCAGTCTTTGAATTAAAGTCGATGATGCTCAGATCCTGACCGCCGGCGCCGACTGCGGCGTTCATGTCGTTGTGGTAGCGCTGGTGCCGCTCCAAAATATCCTCGGCAAAGTCCTGATCCCACGGCGTGATCAAATACAGCGTCTGCGGGATTTTCAGCACGCTCTGGATCTGGTTGGCGATGGCCCAGTGGTCCTGCCAATTGAAAAACCAGAACGCGCGCCACTTGTCGCTGCCGGGCCCGCCACCGGGCTGGTACAGATCGACCAGCGGCATCAGCGATCCCGCCCTGCCCGCCTTCCCACCAGCGTCATGGTCTTGCCGAACCCGGAGGCATTGCCGGTTGGACCCTTGATCGTGCCGGCGCCCTGCGAGAACTCGCGGCCGCGTTCCGGCCCGATATCGTACGGCCCGCCGCCGCCCCAAACCTCGCCCGAGGTCACACAACCGTCAGGATTATCAACGCGCAGTTCCCCGTTCACGTCGGCCTCGCCGCGCGGGATAATATCCAGAAAGGTATCCTGGTCGCGCATCGGCTGGGTGCGGGCAAACAAGCCGCTTCGCTTCATTGGCATGGTCATCCTCCGTGAGGCGGATCATCCGCCGATCGGTCCTTGCTCCTGGTAGAGCAGGTGCTGGGTCTCCAGCATGAAGTTATCCTTGGTGGTATTGATTGTCATCCCGACAAAATTGCCGCGCACATTGCCGGCCTGCGAGCCGATGCCGGTCAGCTTGTGTGTGGTGGTGATGGTGAAGGATTGCGTCGCCTCGGCATTGGTCTCCTCGATCAGATAATCGTAGGTGCCGTTGAAGGTGTAGCCACCGCCGGAAACGTCCTTGACCTTGGTGTACAACCGCATCACCTGCTTGTAGGTAAACGGCCCCTCGCCCGACCATAACTTGGTCCGCCACAGCTTGGTCAGCGATCCCGACGCAGTGGTGAACATCGGATAGAGCGCCGTGCCGGAATTGATCCACGAGTAGATCTGCGAGTTGATTTCCTGGGTCCCGACCGAGGCCATGGTGACGTTCTGCGAGCCGATCCACCAATGCTTGCCATCGGTCATCACCGCGGCGTTGCGCGGCGAGCCGTCGAGCGGCCCCTGCACCGGCACCACCAGCATGTAGGTCGGTTTCTCGTTGAGCGTCATCACCGCCGAGGTCGGCTGCTGCACTTGCGTATCACTGTTGAGCGTCGACGTCGCCGCCAGCAAGATGCCGTCGAGCTGGTCGGAGATCTTCGACACGTTGCCGCCGGACAATCGGTAGACGCCGATCACATTGCCGAATACCAGGCCCTCCGACATCGCCTGCACCGAATTGTGCCACGGCGTGCCGATCTGGGTGTCGACGTTCTGGTTGTTGAAAGTCGTAGTCACCGGCGAGCCGCCGGTCTGCACGTTGGAAATCACGTTGATGCTCGAGTCGGCGAACAGATACAGAAAACCCTCGGCCTGGCGCAATGCCGTGAACTCGCGACGCAGAAAACTATCATTGGAGGTGAACGCGCCGGCGCCCTGACTGGGCGCCCAATTGGCGACATCGCCGCCCGGCGCATTGAAGTTGATCACCGCCCCGTTGCCCACCCAAATACGACCCGCATAAGTCTCGACGCAAGTCCCCGATATTCCCTGCGGCATCAGTTCCGCAGTCGCAGTCGCGACCACCGCAGTATCGGTAATGGTCAGCGTCGGCGGTGTATTGGTGCCGTAAACGCCACCATTGACAATGGTCACCCCGGTAATAACACCAGCCGCAATCACCGGCTTGATGCTGGCCTGCGTGGTCGGAGAACCTCCCCCCGATGCGGTAATAGTGGTCGACGGCGAATAATTGGTGCCGGTCGGAGTGCCGGTGACCGAGGTAACGGTAAAGAACGCCGCATGATCAGTCACCGTAATGGTCGGATTACCGCCGCCATTGGCATCCCACTGACCAGTCGGATTATTGGATGCATAATTGATCGTAACGCCGGTTACCTGACCGCCAGCAATAGTCAGCGAAATCCCTGGTGTGCCGCCATAACCTTGCAGAAACCAATGTCCGGGCAAGCCGCTCACGTTCCAGCTCGCGGTAGTCAAAGCAGAATAACCGCTGCCGGTCGGGGTACCGGTAATCGCGGTTAATTTGAAATTGCCAGCCCCGACAGAGACAAATGTCGGGGTCAGCGTGGCACCTGTGCCGCCTCCCGCCGACGACAACACTGCCGTCAATGACGCACCAGAACCTGTCTGCGTACCGCCAACCAAGGTAACCACGACAGAATCGCCCGGTTGATAGCCGCTGCCGGGATTGGTGACCGTGATCGCCGACACACTGCCGTTGGATATGGTCGCCGTCGCTGCGGCGCCGGTCCCGCTGCCACCGGCAAATTGCACTGACGGTGCCGCTTGATAAGCAGTGCCGGCATTGGTGAGCGTGATCGTCGGGCCGATCGTGCCTCCAGTATAAAGGTTGGTTCCATCCCAAAAAGAAAATCCGTTAGTCGCAGTCGAAACAATCAACAAGCCGGATTGACCAAACTGCGCGCATTGCGGCAGCGGCGTACCAAGGGTGGAAACGCCGGGATAAAACGCCCCAGCAGTCGCCGATATTGTCGTTACCGCGTTGTTGGCCAGATTGACTTGATACGCGGTGCCGTCGTCGAGAAATACCGCGGCGTACTGCGTGGTGCCGATATTGTATTCGTAATGATAGACAATGATGCGAGGATTGGATGCCGTGTAGACCGCGCTGCCATTGCCGAACAGCGAGCGGAACATGCCGTCGGCGATCGGCTGCAGGTTCTCCAGCCAGGAAAACTCGTTATCCTTGATCTGGGCGCGCTCAACCTCGGTATTGATGCCGCCGACCTTGTCGACAGTGAAAAATTTGCGGTCGCCGCCGGCAAATTGTTTCTCAGATACTGCCATCAATAAGTATCCGGCTCATAATAGCTATAGACCACCGGCCCCTGCGTCATCTGCGGGCATTCCTCGAGCTTCTCCTTGTAGTCCGCCTTCATGCGCTCGGAATCCTCAAAGCGCTGCGCGTTGTAGAACGCCAGATGCGCGGCGTAGTACGGCACCGGCGTGGTCCATGGGTATTGGATGGCCTCGGGCGTGGCGCCCGACGTCAATGTCACCGGCAGGCACCAGGCATCCCAGTCCATCTGGCTCGCCGTCGACGGCAGCGGCCACAGATATACCGATCCGGTTGCGCCATAGCTAAATTGCGACCAGATGGTCGGATAATTGCGCAGTCCGGTGTTGTAACTTCGCAGTTGCGCCTGGAACTCGCTCCAGATCCGATAGTCAAGCACAGGCTTCATCGCGGCGTTGGCCCCATAGGCGCAGGCCACCGAAAACAGCCCCATAATCTGGTTCACACCGGCCAGTAGAGTCTGATTTTGCGCCAGAGCATTTGCCGTCGAGAATTGATAAACCTCCTGGCCAGGTACGGTCGTAAGCGAGTTATCGATTGTGACGTTAAAGGTCGCGTTGCTTCCGCCAGTAGAACCGGTAGCCGTAACCGTAGTTGTTGTTCCGGTGATATAGCCCCAACCACCATTGGTGAGCGTGATAGAATTGATCGCTCCTCCGCTAATCGTTGCCGTTGCCGTCGCCTGCTGACCCGCGCCAGATATCGTAACGGTCGCGGTGCCCGAATAGCCGGAGCCGCCGGAATTAATGCTGATAGCGGTGATAGTGCCGCCCGACAATTGGAGCCGAACGCATTGCGTAGTCGCTGCCACGCGCAGCCGCGCCCGGTTGATGTAATTGTTGATGTCGGTGGCCGAGTAATACGTATTGTTCGGATCATGCAAGAGCTCTAGCACCTCGGTCTGATAGTCAGTCAGGGTTGTCATGGTCAGGCCCGCGTTCGTACATGACGAAATACCACGGCAACATGAGCGGACCAGAGCATTGGATGCGCCCGCCAGTCTCGAGCTTCAGCGTGTAGGTTCCCATCACGTCCGGATCGGCGGGCTTGTCCAAATCGATATCGATGCGGAACGGCTGCTGCTTGATCGGATAATAACCGCAAGTCTCGCGCATGAACACATGCAGGCGCGGCAGCGAGTAGATGTTGTAGAACGACCAGCGCGGCCGGAACACCTCGTTGACCGTGATCTGGCAATCGATATTGCCGTCGTAGCACAGCGTCGAAAACGCCAGCCAGGCTGGTTTCAAGCGCTGGCAAATCATCGCCAGCGGCACCGAATAGTCTTCCAACCACGACAGCACCTGGATCAGCACCACGCCGTCGACGCCAAGGACCGCATCGAGGTTGTTGAGGTCAGCGACGGCAAAATGCAGGTTCTCGGTCGGCTTGGCAATGCTGATCAAGGCCTCGGATTCGTCGATGCCGAGGAAATTGCAGTTCGGGTAGTTTTTGGCCAAATACGCAGTCGGGCCGCCGGCGCCACAACCGGCGTCGACCACCATTTTCGCTCGTTCCAGCCGTTCCCGGCAAAATGCCGAAAAAAACACCGTCGAGCGCTTCGGCGTTTCCTGCTGTTTCAAGTGATATTTCAGGGTTTCTGCGTCTGGATGAATATTCCAGTCGTTCATACGGCGGTCAGCCATTGCTTCATTTCCGGCGGCGATTGCCGAATCTGGTCGTGCAACATGCCCGGCCCGTACACGTACCCTTTCAGGTACTGACCGTCGGGTGAGCGGTAGACGCCGAAGAAGTGCGTCGCGCAGCAGATCAGCGCCGTCGTCGTCAGGAACTTGGTTCCTTCCTCCCCGACCGTTGCCTCGGTGACCTGCTCCCATATGCCGGCCTTTTCTTCCGCGCTCACCGGATAGGCATGGGTCGATTCCGGCTCGACGCAGCAATCATAGCCGAAATAGTGCTGCTCTTGGAACCCGAGCCACAATGCCATCTGGATACAGACCACTCCGACCATGCAACCCCAACCGCACATCGGCTCGCCATGGTAGTGCTCGGGGTCGACCTGCTCGGTAAAATGCCAGATCCAGACCTGGCATTTCCGCCGCTCCATGCGATTGAACAGCGACGGCGGCGACACTGACGCGACCAAGTACTGGGTGGCCGGGTTCAACCGGCGGAAATAATCCTTGGTTTCCTGCTTGGAATCGGTGGTCAGCGCAAAGGTCGGGATAATGTTGTTCTCGACCAGAAAGTCGTGGCTCGAGCCGGCCGCCATCACCCATTTGAACTTGCGAATCTCGTCCAGGTGCTTCCGCGCAGACGGCCCGCCGGCGACGATCGCGATCGGCACTGGTTTGCCATCAAGGTCTTGGCGCAGGATCTGCAGGTCCAAACGCTGCATGAACCGCGGCAGCGGCCGACGAATGTTGCGGGCGACGTTTTTCTCGCGGTGGCGCACCGGCATATTGGCGCGCACCGCCATGGCCATCGGCCGGATATTGCCGTTGCCGTCCGGGACGAACAGGAAGGTATCCTTGACGTCCTTCCTGGCCTGCTCGATCTCCGCGGCGGTCGGAGTAAATGGCTGCACTTAGGTAGCCTGTATGTAGCTCGTATCGGTAACCCCGCCGACCGTCGGCGTGCCGGCCTGCGGCACCACCGCGGTGGTCGACGTGATCGAGTACAGCGGCACCATTGACGGGATCTGCTGAATGCCGAGACCGCCGTCCTCGATCGTCGTGCCCGTCGTCGACGAGGCCACGCCGGATGACAGGGTCGCGACAATGCGCGCCGGCCGCGGGAAAGTCAGGTTCACGCCGTTATGCAACGGGTTGGTCAGGAAGTTGGTCGACGCCGCAATGGTGTTGGATACCGACAGCAAGGTCAGCGAGCCCAGCGAGCTGCCGCCGGTGGTGTAGGTGCCTTGGCCGGTCACGGTAAAATTCATGACCACTGTCGCCTGAGCAGTGGTCGTCGCCGTGGTGATGGTCAGCGTCGGCACCGTGGTCTGTGCCGTGCCATGCGCCACCGGATAGAGCCCGGTGAGCTGGCCGGTTGCAGTCAGCGTGAGCACCACCACCGCATTGTTGGTCGGACCCGGCGTGCCGGCGGATGCCTCGCGCGGGTCGGGAATGAAGGTCAGCTTGGGAGCTGCGGTATAGCCATAGCCCTGGTTGATGATCTGCACGTTGGCGACAGGGACTGTTCCCGTGCTCAACGAGGTGACGATCGCCGAGGCCTGGCCGCCGCCGACCGGCGGCGCGTCAATGACGCAAATCGGCGGGAAATTATAGCCGGTGCCGGCGGTGGTGGTGCCGGTCGACGTTGCGAGGGTCAGGGACACCGCCCCTCCGACGACCGGCACCCATACCGATGACCCGGCCGACGGGGTCACCGTTACGCCGGTGGCCGCAGTGCCGATACCGTTGGTGTAGGGATTGGTGGCGCCGCCCGTGGTGATCACCGCGCCGATCGGACAGCCGGTCGTGTTGGCGAGCCGCCAGTTCGACCCGTCGCTTTCGACAAAGACGGTGTCCTCCTTGGCACAGGGCCGGATCTTCCACTGCCCGCCGAACGGGTCAGACCACTGCAGGAAAGTGTACGGGCCGGATTTGACCCACCAGGTGCCGGGCGGGATGTTGAATACCTCGCCGGCACCCAAGGTCACCACGTTGGTGAAGCCGGTCAAGGTGCCGGGAATGAACGGCGCCGCGCCGATCGCCTGCGTTAAGACGTTGAGACCGACGCCGGTCGGAAGCCCGAAGCCGGGCAGATTGCCGCCGGCAATACCGCCGATGCGAGGAATAGCCATTAGAAACTCCCTCCGGTGATGCCGGTGATTTGCATGCCCGAGATTGGTTTAGAGCAGCAGACGTCAAAGGCCACAATGACCACGCCGATATTGGCGATCTGCAGGTTCGGGATTGCCGAGTAGAAGCCCGAGAAGGCAAACGGGGCATCCTCGGACATGTACAGCGCCAGATACCGGCTGTTGATGATAAACACGCTGCCTTTGGGGCAGAAGGGGTCCATGAAGACGGGCGTGTCGCCGAGCATCAATCCGCGGAAGCCGGCATTGATGACGTCGTCCGTCCCGTAGCGACTACCAGGGCGGGTGAAGAAAGTTTCCGACGTCATGAAGTCGGTCATCAGCTTGGTCCAGTCACCCGGGTACATCACGACGAAGTCAGGGGCCTCGCCGCCGGCCAGGTACGTGGTCTGCACCAAGTACGGGATCATCAACAGCCGGGTCAGGATCGCGCCGGCCGACGTGATCAGCGTCGATTTCCAGAACGCGTTGCCGGCCGCCGTGCGCGAGATGCCGCCGTAGGTCACGACGTTGGTCGAATCGTCATAGGCCTGCACCAGCGAGTCGACCTGGGTCGGCGCCGACTGGTTGTTGGTGAACAGCGCGTTGGAGATGGCCTGCACCGCCACAGTCTTGGCGTCGGCCATCCGCGCTTTCAAAATCGGGATCACCGCCTCGCTAGACTGGATCAGCGCCTCCATGCCCATGAACGGGATCGGCACCACACCCAATTTCAAGTTGAACTCGGCGTTCTGCGCCGCCGTCAGCACAGACGGTTGCGGGAACACCCCGGAATAATCCGACCACGAGAAAGCGACATACGAGCCGCCCTGCACCGGGATGGTGACCTGAGACACGCCGCCCTTGGCGCGCTGCGCGTTGCGCAAGAGCAAGCTTAATAGCGGGGTCGCCTTGTAAATCTGGACTACGAGCCGCGGGACAAAGGCTCGGCGCGTGGTGGCGACGAGCTCGTTGCCGATCGCGCCGGATGGCACGATGCCAACGCCTAACTGGGGCATGTTTTCTCCTTGCTAAAGGGTCGGCGGCCCCAGTTACGTTAAGATCTGACCTTTCTTCGCAGTCTCTTCGGCCCAGACCTTGCGCGCTTCCTGTTCGGACCACGCATCCTCGTCGGACCACAGCAGTTTGAGATTCTCGTCGTCAGTCTTGCGCCCAAAGCCCCAATCTGACGGCTGGAACGTCGACGGTTGCTGCTGCTGGGGCGGGTTGCGCTTCTCCCACACCGCAGCAGCGTCCTTGATCGACGGGATCTCGCGGTCGATCATCAGTTTCTTCAGCTTGTCGATGCCTTCGTCGGTCCAGTCCTGCGATTTCAGTTCCGCGATCTCGGTATTAAGCCGGTCGTCAAGCTTGTTGCCCTTGATCTCGTTCTTGAAGTCCTCAAACGACTTTTTCAGATCCTTGATTTCGGCGACATAGGGCTCGGCGATGTCCGCAGTGGTCTGAGTCTCGGGGTAATGCTCCTTGATCAGCGCTTCCTGGCGCGATCTGGTCTTGCCCGACAACAGTTTGTCCAGCAAAGCCTTACTGCCGTTGAGAACACGCAGCGTTTCCTCGGGGACGTCGACCATCACGATTTACTCGGAACATGCGAAATGCCGATTTCCGGCGCATTCGGCGATGCCGGCTGGCTATCCTTGCCGCCGTTCGGAGCCGCGGCATTGCCGCTCATGTGGGTAAAGATCGACATCCGCGAGCCCCAGTCCATCGCGTCGAGATTGATTTTCACAATCTGCGGATCTTTCTCGATGATGCGATTGATATTGGGGCCGGGAAAATTCTTGCTCGCCATGTTTCACTCCTTGATTGTTGGGGGTCAGGCGCCAGGCATTCCACCCATCGGCGCTCCCGCACCCATGGGCGGCGCACCGGGCGGACCTGCCCCCGCATTCGCCCCGCCGAGCGAACCGAGAACCTGCTGCAGCATTGCGTTCTTGCCGGCGTTCTGCATGACAGTGCGCAGCGCACTCTGCTGCACGCCGGGTTGTTCGGAGCCGGGCGGGGCCAGTTTCACCAATTGCTGGATGATATTGGAAACCTTGTTGTAGGGGTCGGAGCCGATCGGCAGTTTCGGCAAGGCGTCGTTCAAAAGCTTGTATGCCTCCCGCACCTGCGACAAGCCGTCGGCGGCGGCGCCCGGTGATCCAGTAGGGACTGAAATCGGGCTCGAGCCAATCGGCGGCTGGCCGCTCAGTGCAGGAGGCAGCATCGGCATGAAAACTTACCGACGGTGTTTTCGACGACGATAGCGAGTCATCGGATTGCTCCGTTGCAAGGACGGCGAGACTCGAGCGAATCAACCGTCCGGGTTACTTGCGTTTGCCTTTGGTGAGCAGCTCAGGATGCTGCTGCAAGAGCTTGGCCTGAGCCGCTTCCCGGGCTTTCGCACGCGCCACCAAAATATCCTCGTGGGGCGGATGCGTCAACATAATGAGGTCCGCCCCGTCGATAGCCCCTGCCCGTTGTAGTATCACCGCCAGGCGCAGCGCATCGTCCTGGTAGACCGGCGACGAAGTATGAGAGTCGACGGTGACCTTGGCCTCGTCGGGGAGTTGCGACAGCAGGAACGTATTCTGGCCGCCGCCGGCGCGGTGGATCTCGGCGTCCTTGGCTTGCAGCAGGCGGAAGATGAACTCGCCCCACTCGGCGCATTGCCGTTCCACCAGCAATGCACGATCGCGCATCCGCGGTGACGCGTTCCGGTTCAGCATCGCCGCTTGTGCTTGACTGCGAACCCCTTGTTCGCCTTGGCCTTGTAGCACCGGAGTGAAGCCGGCGACATCGTCGAACAATTCCTGGGTCTTGTTCAAAAAGGTAAAGAAGGCGTCGGGGATATCCGGCGCGTGGTCCTTCATTTCGGCGTTCGGGTTCTCCTCGGCGATGAAGCCCCTGGGCCGGTTAAAGGCCTTGTATTTCTCCAGGTTGAGCCCGGCAAAGCCGACCGCCGAGCGCGGCGGCTCGGCTTTCAGACGCCGCATCTTGCGCAACGCCATGAGCTGGTCGGACAGTTCGTCCTGCAGCCGGTAGATCTGCGCGATCTCCGACATACCCCAGAAATAGCCCTGCACGTCGTTCGGCCGCACCGCGATGAACGGGTGGAACCCCTTCATGTCGGATTCTCGCCCGTTGAGCGTATCGGTCAGTCCGCACAGGTTGCGCCGCTTGTCGTTGCCCTCGATGCAGACGTCCTTGACCATGCGGATGGTGGTGTAGTCGTCCCTTTCTCGATCCTGCACCCAGAGCTCGTCGACGCGGATCAGCGAGGTGGCGACCTTGGCATTGAGTTGCGGCGTCGGCACCCCGACGACGCCGACCATGCCGGAGCCGGTCGAGCCGGCGGTAGTGGCCACCGGCTGCGTGCCGCCGACGACGATCTGATGGAAAAAATCGTCTTCGAACTCGTCGCGCTCCTTAGCGGTCTGCGCCATCTCGCGGACCATGCGCATTAACTTGTCGCGCTCGGGATGATCGACGATGGTGCGCCTGAAGGCCGTCGGCGTCAGATAAGTCGAGTGCACAAACGCTTCCTGGCGGTCGAGTTCGTCGATGTCCTCGCGCAACACGCCGAAAAATTGCGGCCGGATGACGTGGCCCTCGGGCCCGTCATGGCCCCAGATCGCTTTGAGCACATTAACGCCGTCGACCAGCGCACCGTTGACCGCAGTGGCAAAGGCAATGTCGAGGTTCTTGATATGGAAGATGCGGTTTAATTTACGCGCCGCCGAGTCGCACATCTGCTGCGTAGTCTCATCTTCCTCCTCGTCGACGTCGACCGAGTAGCGGACGTCAGTGGGAGAAAACAAAAACGCGGCCAGGCGATCGACATGCGAATAGCACTTGTTGTACGCCGCCACCGTGCCGGTCTCGGTGCCGGTGTAGTAGTACGAGCGCCATAACTTGAGCGTATCGCGGCGCTGCTCCGCGGTCTCGCGGCACTCGGCGATCAGCTCGAGCGCCCAGTCCTCGAGATTTTTCTGCGGCAGTTTGAGGCTCACCTTAAATACCCCTGACATCACGTTTACTGAGTACGCCCAACTCGGGATCAACAACGCGTTGACCGGGATTTAACTTTATTCCCTGCATCGGATTCCGATTAATCAGTGATGGATCAGGTCGGGTTGCCGCCAATAGGTTTAACAAGTCGGGATTGCTGCCCGCCTGCGTCGCAGCGGCAGTCTGAAGGTTGGCAGAGTTGGCACCGCTTTGCGGTTTCGGCAAGTATTGCTTGGCCTGATCCTCATGCAAATGCTGCGCATAAGCATTGGCTGCCGCCAGATTACCAAACACGCCGAGGTGCTCTCCGGTCTGCTGATAATGCCGAATAGCCTCGTCGTTAGACACCACCCGATTGCCGACCACAGTCGGAATCAAGATCACGCGGCCATAATTGTCAGTGATGGTGATTGAACGCACTGTCGAGATACTGCCGTCCGGGTTATGCACCACCGGCCGGTTGTTCAGATCAATATTGCCGGGAATCAATTGACCCGGAATATCCGACAGCGCATTAGGCAATCATGCCTTCTTCCTGGCGGGATTGGCGAACTCAGTGCGATAACCTTCTTTTACCATCGATCGCGGGTCGCGCGACACGCCGGCCTTTACCAGCGCATTCTGAAACGTGTTCATCGGGTTTTGCGCCTGCGGGCCGACCTTGGCCATGGCGATCAGGTTCTGCCCGGTCATCGAGGTCATTGTGGTGGGCGCGCCGGCGCCCTGACCCCAGAATTGAGCGGTCTTCTCTGGCGATAATTGTGCGATCTGTTCACGATACTCGCGCTCAACAGTCTCCGATTCGGCGCGAGTTTCCTGGCGGCGGATAATACCTGACTCGCCTGTTTGGGCGTTATCCCGAAAATTCGACAAACCATAGTCCTGCTCCAGGGTCTTGTAGGTTTCGGCCACCGCCTTGCCCTCGATCGAGCCGCCGATCGTCAGCTTCTGCGGCCGCCAATCCAAGACCTGGTCGCAGGCCGGATTCGGGCACTTGGGGTCGGGATCGTCGGGCGAGCACTCGACGGTAAAATACTGCTCGCAATCGTTGCATTGATAGGTGCGTCTAATCATGCTATTGCTTGACCATGGTTACCGAAGAAGAATTACACAGCGAATTTGTCGCTTGGCGCGTGGTCCAAAAACTACCACAGAAAACGCCACTGGAACTATTGCGCGGGAACATCACCGATGACCAGCGCGAGTTCCTCATGGATTTCATCCAACGCTACCAGAACATGACCTACCGCGACCTCTACCTCTAGGGCAGCAGACCACGCGCCCGCAACGCGGCCGATACAGTATCCACCCAGCGCTGATTGGTCTCCTGCGGTGGCGTACCCTTGAGACCATGCAGCATCAGGTAGTCGTGCCGGTACGGCTCGTAGCCGCGCTGCAGGTAATGGCTAATGACATCGGGATACATGACCTCTTTCGGCACCGAGGCACTGAAGCCACCGCGATATTTTCCGGCAATAGCTTCTGGATAGGTCGTGTGCTGCGACGGTGCCTTCTGACCAACACCTAACTGCGAAATTGACAGACCAGAGGCGCCGGTCCGCTCGTGCAGCAGTCGCGGATCGGTCACTGCAAACCGCGCCTCGGCGACTGACGGAAAACCCGCGTTCTGAAATTTGCGCGAGTCCATCACTTGCGCAAACTTGGTACGCACGCGCCCCGGTGCGCTGCGCAAGTATTCACCCAGTTTTGCCGAACCGATACCGGGCCAATTCGGCACCTCGCCGAGGTCGTGTTTGCCGCGCATCGCGTCGTCGAACGCAGATTTATTCTCACTGGATATTTTTGCCTGCGGCAACATGCCGACCAGCGTATCGGCAACATGATGCGAGAAATCAATCGACCGCTCGCCCATCGCGGTATACGGAAAATAAACCGGCTTACCAGATTCGCCGAGCTGCTTTGCCAGATTTTCCAGGCGGCGCAACGGACCCTTCTCAGAAGCCCAGACCACGCCGCGCGGCGATTGCGCCGCCATGTAACCGTGACCGCCCTCGAGCGATACCGGCTTGTCGAGCTTCTCGCCGCCGACGCCGGTTAGTTCCCCGCCGGCCAATGACCGATCACCAAGCGCCGGCAATAACACACCGCCCTGCAACTCTGCCGGCGTCACTATTTTTTCAGCGACAGGCGCCTTAGCCGCCTTGTAGGCAGCTTCCATCTCGGACACCGGCTTGGGCAATTTCACCTGCGAAATACCGTGCCACATCGGCCCGACACCACCGAACTGACCGCCGATGGTTGGGCCAACCTCCATCTGCAGCGGCGGCCGCACATGCGGGGCATTGAGCCGGTTGATCTCGCCGAGATCCTCGATCAGGCCGGGGATCGATAGTTCGCCGGGCATTTACTTAGCGCCGTGGATGAACTGCCCGAGAAAATTGAGCACATTGGTCGAGATCGACCAGCCCATGCCCATGCAGATGCCCCAGATGAACCACTCGATCGCCTTGTTGAGCATTGCCGTCACTCCTCGTAGGGACCGTTCCAGGCGGCATCCTCCGCACGCGCGGCCCGCGCTTCGGCCTGCTGCACAAAGAAATCGGACACCACGCGCCCGATCATTGTAGCAGACGGGGTTTCTTTGGATAAGCGGTCCTCTTCACTGACGCGATCGTAGGACTGGTTGGCGGCAATCATGCTCGAGCGCACCCAGGTGATCCAGGCGTGCACGGCAAGCGCCGCGGCAAAGACCCGGTCGTCGTGGGCGCGACCTTCGGCGCGGATTTCGACGCCCTGCTGCACCACCCGCTCCATCTCCTGCAGCAAAGGAACGCTGAACAGATCGAGATGCGTGACCGCGTAGGTGTCGCGCAGCTCGTTCATGATCTGGAGTTTGTTGTCCTGGTTGGTTTTCCAATTGTAGACGTAGCCGGAGCCCATCGAGTCGGGCCGGTGATAGAGGAACCAGCGCACCGCGGAGAAGATCTCGGTGATGTCGCCGGCATTGGAACTCACCCCGGGCAGCATGCGGTTGTCGAGCAATTGCCGCAGGTGCCGCAGTTCGTCCATCACCGCAAAGCCGGGGCCCGATACTTCCAGATTGATGATGACATTGCGGTAGGCGCCAGCCAGATGCGCCATTACCCACGCGGCCTGGTAGGTCTCCGGAATACCGGTTGCCCACTCAGCCACTTGAACAACGCGGTCGGCGTAGCAGCGAAAAACCTCGATCGCATGGCGGTCTTTGTCCTCGCGTCCGTAGGCAGTATCCACACCCATGACATAGACCCCGTTAGGATGGGGCTCTTCCCAAACTCGTAGATCCGCATCTCGAGTATGGTCGACCTGTTCAAGTTCCGTGGCGTCAAATCGCTGTCCGATATGGTAGCGGTACGCTTTGAGCGGGATTTCCTGGTCAAGGATGAACCTCAGGTTAGAGGCGACGCGGCGCAGCGGGAAAAAACTGCGGCCGGACATGATAAAAGCTTCATGGGATGTGCTCGGGTAGTTCTGCCGCATCAGGTCGGAGTCGGGGATCTCGACCGTGCGCATCATGCGGTGCCAGGCCCATTGGCTCGGCGTGATCTTCCAGTTCGACTCGCGCTCGACGCTTAACGCGATCTCGGCCTCCTCGTCGCTCAGGACGCCGTCCCACCATCGGTTGAACTCGGCGCTTCCTTCGGGAAAGGAATAATCCTCTTTGAGGAACCAGCCGAGGAAGAACGTCTTTTGCGCGGTCGCGTCGGTCTCCGCCCCCGCGACCATGTCGTACCATTCATTGCCAAAACCTCGCGCAGTGGATTCCCAAATATACAAACGATGGGGATGTTTTTGAGCAAGCGAAGCCTTGAGATTTGCAAGGTCAGCTTCGGTAGAACCCCAGTTGGCAATCTCCGTAGCATGGACAAAGTTAAGCGCTCGCGAGGTGCCGAGCGAACCTTTTTTGCCGCGGACGCCCGCGACGAGGTAGTCGATGACCGAGCCATTCATCAGCTCCAGATTGTTGCGGTTGTGCCGCTTAATGCCGACACGCAGTCCCTTGGGCAGAGACCCGATGTACTGCTCCAGCAAGATCCGAAACTTGTCGCGGTTGCCGTCGGTGTCGGTGATGATGGTGCCCTGCAGTTTGTCGTGAACCGAGGCCCAGAAAACGTCCAGGGCAAGACTGATGGTGGAAATGCCGAGCT